AAAGCTACCAGCATTTTTATATAGAGAGGAGATATATGAAATATTGTCTATTACATGTTATTTCTGGAACTTATGTATCTAATCGTATTTATACTTTTGATGCGGCGGGGGCATCCTGCCAGGCCCGGTGGATGGCCCGCTGGCCGGTATGGGGAGATGCGTTATTAAGTAATCAACATGTTAGCCACAAAACAAAAGAATTTTCTTCTGTTGAAGAAATAAATGAATTTTATATAGTAGAAACTGAATTTACTAAAGACTTTAATAAACAAGAATTTGAGGTCATAGAAATTAGATGAAAGCCAAATATATTTTACATATACCCACAGGATTGTATTATAATTATGCTTATTGGCCAGATACATATTATGTATGCTGTGTAATACTAACTAAAGAGCCTTCAAGTTCCTGGCATAATTTTACATCTCATTTTGAAGCATTAAAACAAGCCAAATCTGTTTTTATACACGATGAGCAAGATCATAAATATGAAGTTTCTTCCAATGAATTTGAACTTATAGAATTGGAATGTAGAGATAAAAATGAAAAACAGTAAAGCAAGATATCAAAAATATAAAATACTGCATCTTACAACTGGCTTATATGTTCACGTGAGTTTTATAGATAATAGTCCATGGTATGATTTAGTAGATATTCCCTCTATATTCAAGTATAAAATTCCTTATAAGAGTATGTGTATTAGACGTATTACTAAAGTTATTAAAGATATTAAAATTTCTTATAAGATAAAGTATGATATCAATGAATTTGAAATAATAGAAATAGAAGATTAACTATGGCTAAATATGCTATTCTACATATTCCAACAGGAAAATACATTTATAGAAGTTACGATATAGATATAAAATCCTATGATTTTATATTTATGGAGTGTTTTACAGAAGAGCCTAAACATTACTCATTATTGGGAGTTTATTTTTATTATTTTACATTGAATTTAAATATTTATGATAATCTATGTTCAAGGATAGAAGATAAAACTATTAAAATTAATAGAAATGAATTGACTATATTAAGGATAACTAAATGACTTATAAGATAATACTATATGATTATACTCTTGAAGGATATAAACAAACACATAAGAAGAGTGGAATGTATTATTGGAGATTAGAGACTTTATGGAATAGCAAAGAAAGACAAATATTAGAATTTAAATCAGTCTATGAAGCTAAGTGTTTTTTATTATCTAATTCGTCATTTCCTAAATTTTTCAAACATATGATATCACAACCAGCAGAAAATATTTTAGATAAACTAATAAATAAGGGCAAATATTCTTTTAAAAATCTATATAACTTTCCTCCTGAGCTTAAAAAAAATAATCTATTATGTGAATTTGAGATAGTAGAGATAACAAATGAAAATATATAAAATATTTAACAAGCTAATTTTATTAAATAAGTATATAAATAATGGCTAACTTCAGAATATTTCATATTCTTTCTTGTGAGAGTTGTAATGTCTCATTAGATACTGATTTAAAAACTTGTAAAGAAATTTTTAATTTATTAATGATAAAATATTTAGTGACTCCCTTGGATGACGAAGTTAGCGATTTAACTAAAGAAAACTTATGGAAGGATGAGGTAATAAAATCCTTTGGAAATATTACAGACTTACATGACTTTGCTGGTGAGCTTGTAGATTTTTTAACTTGCTTTGTAGTTGAAGAAAACCTTACTGATTCATGGCTTTCACTTACTATTAATGAATTTGAAATAACTGAAATAATATGAAATACTATAAAATATTACATATTCCCACAGGAAAATATTTGCGTAATTGTCAAGGATTTCATACTATAAAAAGGTATTTAGAAGATATTCCTAGTGTTTATACTCAAAAAACACTTGATAATATATTTCCTAAGAATTATACTTTTCTGGTATGTGAAGATATAAAAACTACACAAGAAGTTATAGCTATGAATTATATTGAATTTGAAATAATAGAACTAGGAGAAGATGAATGGTACTACGTTTAGTTTGTATAAGTGATACACATAATCAATTAGAGAAAGTTAAAATTCCAGAAGGGGATGTTTTGATCCATTCAGGAGATTTTACTATGGGTGGAACCTTAAAAGAAATATCAAAAGAATTATTATTATTTGGAAAATTACCTCATAAATATAAAATATGTATTGCCGGAAATCATGACTGGCTGTTTGAATTACAACCAAAAATAGCCCAACAAATATGTCTTGATAATAATATAATTTATTTAGAAAACTCTTCAACTATTATTGAAACTATTAAGTTCTATGGCAATCCTAAAACTAAATGGTTTTTTGATTGGGCTTTTAATTTACCAAAAGACAATTCAAAAACTAAACAAGAATGGGATAAAATACCAGAAGATACTAATGTTTTAATTTTACATGGGCCAGCTTTTGGGGTAGTAGATAGACTATTAAGTGGTCATCCAGTTGGTTGCCCTATGTTATTTGAACGACTACAACAACTTAAAGATTTGATATTGTTTCAGTGTGGTCATATACATTCTGCTGGAAATAGAACAGAGCTAGTAAATAACACCTTATGTATTAATGCCTCAGTATGTACAGAACAATATAAACCAATAAATAAGCCACTAGTATTTGATTTAGATACTGAAACTAAGATAATTAGTCAAGTATTCGAGGATTAAATTATGTCATATGCTATATTATGTATAGAGATTAGTGATTATCTGTATAGCTGTTATGGCAGCCCTAACTATCTGCCCTTTTCTTCGTAGGAATTTGTTAGTCTTTATGATATTAACAAACTTCCTATTAAATTCTCAACTAAAGAAGAGGCCTATGATTTTTTGATTACCTGTTCTTATAGAGTAATAATAAATACTCAGTCGTTACTAGTAAAGACTAATACAGCTTTATTTGAAATAGTGGAGTATCCAAAATATGACAAAGAATAAACAATATGCTATTTTACATATTGAAAGTGGAGAATATCTTCGAACAACCCATTTAACAATGGGATATAACTTCAGAGAACCTTATTTTGCTATTAATTTGTTACCGAAAACGGAATCTGTTTATGGTACGGCATATATAACATATTCTGCTTCATTTTTTAAAAAGGAATACGGTATTTCTTGTAGGGATTTTAGTCTAAAATCGAGTGGAATATATTTCAGGGATAAAATTTCTGCTATTACTTTTTTAAGAGACATATATTTACCTCATGTAATCGAATTATATAAATCTTACAACTTATACAGCATAATACCATTAAATAATAGAATACCAGAAAGAATAGAATTTGAAATAGTGGAGGTATAATGTATAAAATATTAGTAATAGAGACAGGAGAATATCTCTATAAAACCAATCAAGGTAGGTTATATTCCTCTTTAAAAAACTTTGCTTATAGAGAAAAATTCGGGAAAATAGCTACTTATAAGTATAAAAATACTATACATAAAATATTTATTGATGGAAAAGTTAACCTGTATATTAATGATAGCTTAATAACTCTAAATAAAGAAACGAAACCATTATTTGAGATAGTAGAGGAGTAATCATGTATAAAATTCTTCTAATAGAAACAGGGGAATACTTATATAAAAATATTATAGATACATATGATGACTATTCTGTAATATATTCCAAAGAAGAAATGAAAATATATAGAGGAAGCTTGATAGAGGCTACTTTTTCCTCTAAAGAAGCTATAGAAAAGCAATTTAAAAAAAATATATGGAGAATATTGATAAATAATCAACCTTTTGAGGTAAATGAAACTACTAGATATTTATTTGAGATAATAGAGGAATAGATATGTATAGAATACTTCATGTAGTAACTGGTAATTATTTAATGATGTCAAATGACTATATTAGTGAGAATAATATAGAATATAAAAATCCTCCTATGAGACATATAACTTATAGGACTTTTTTAAAACTAAGCATGGTAGGTAGTCTTGCTGAATTTAGAACAAGAAGAGAAGCACAAATGGTTTTAGATTTTTTATATATAAAAGGAAATGTTGATTACAATAATAACTATATAGAAAAATCTTTTATAACAGATAATTATAATAAATGTGAATTTGAGATAGTAAATGTATAAACTACTAATAATAGAGAATGGAACTTATATACATACAGATGTTGATAGAAGTATGCCTTTATTGTATTCCCAAGAAGAAATAAAACTATACTGCCAGAAATTAGAGGAAGCATTATTTGATACAGTAGAAGAAATAGAGGAAATATTTACAAGAACTACTAACAATTGGCAATCAATAGATATTAATGGAATTGAAGTTAGATTAGATACTTCCTCAAGATTTTTATTTGAGATAGTAGAGGTATAACATGTATAAAATTCTTCTAATAGAAACTGGAGAGTATTTATACCATAATGATATTAATAATATTTATTTAATTTATTCATTATATGAAACTAAAAAATACATGGGACACTTTACTGATATATTTGAATCATTAGATTTAATACATGAGATGTTTCATTCCAATTGTAATATAATTTGGTTAAATGAGACAACTACTGTTATTTTAGGAAAAGAAAACCTTAATTTATTTGAGATAATAGAGGTATAATTATGCCACATGAGTATAACCCTTACTACTATTTTCCTCATAAAACTCCTCAAGGTAAATTTGTAATTCTTATTATTACAAGTGGTAGAATTTTAAGATGGCCATATTCAAGACATAGTGAAGAACCCAAATATGCTACAAGAAAGGATGCTGAAAAGATAATTCAAGAATATTTAAAATTTGCCAATACTTCTAAGTATACAAAGATTAAACGCTGTATAAATGAATTTGAAGTAGTGGATCTCATAACAGACATTAATAAGTAAGTACTTGATAATAAAGTAATTAAGTATATGAAAGCATCTTTAATAAACAATACTACAGTCCAGTTAGAGTTTGATAATCAGGCTCAAAGAGATTCCTTAGCCAATATGCTTTCATATAAAATACCAGGTTGTGAATTTTCAGCAGCATACAAAATAAAACGCTGGAACGGTATGAAATGTTATCTTACAGCTACTAACCGAGTTAAAATTGGTTTGTTTAAGTCATTGTTTTCTATGCATTCTCTAGTATTTGACAAAAATTTCAAAACTTTAACCTTTGATGATATTCCATTATATAAAACTAATCCTAATTTTGAACGTAGACAGTATCAATTAGATGCTATAAACAGTATTCTACAAAATAAATATGGTATATGTGCTGCTATAATGGGAAGTGGAAAAAGTCTAATATCAGCTGCTGTGTTAAGTTATCATCTTTCTTTGAATCCTAAAAATAAAGCCTTATTTATCGTATATGATAAGAATATATTACAACAATCAATTAAGAATTTTACTTCTTATGGATTTAAAGTAAGTCAATTTGGAGATAACATAAAAGATATCACAGGAGATATTATAGTAGGAACTATTCAATCACTTAATAATATCCAAAAACCAAAACAAGTTCTAAAAAATATTACCTTCTTATTTTCAGATGAAAGCCATCATAGTGGCAGTAAAACCTCTAGAAAGGTAATGTCAAAATTACCTAATTGTAAATATTTTATAGGACTAACAGCTACCCCATTCACTGAAAAAACACTAGAGTATGCTGAACTTACAGCGTCCATAGGTCCTGTTATATATACTTATTGTTATCAAGATGCGGTAAAAGATGGTAAGATAGTTCCTGTAAAAGCATTTTTTTTAGATTTACCAGTGGATTACGATTTAAAAGAGCAGATATTTTTAAGAAAAAACTATAAATATATATGGGATACTGCTATACAAAATAACATAAAAAGAAATACAACAATAGCTACTGTACTTAATACTTGTTCTGAATTACTTGAGACTCCTAATTTAGTTTTAGTAGATAGGACAGAGCACGGAACTAACCTTTATAATGCCATTAAAAAAATGCCTAATTTGAACCCAGCGACCATGTTTGGAGACGATAATATAATAATTAGGCAATTTAAAAAAAGAGCTTTAATGGTCGATAATAGTAATACACTCATTAGTACGGTCGTCAGTGAAGGTATAGATTTCACTGTTTCGCCAGTGGTAGCCTTTAATGCTAGTGGTAGAAAAAGTTTTATAAGATTAATACAATTTCTTGGTAGAATCACAAGAAAAAATGAAAAGTTTAAAAAATTTAGAATTTATCTTGATATTTTAGACAAAGAAAATCCATTTTTATTAATTCATTCAAATGAAAGAATAGAAATTTGTAAACAATTTGGAATAGATGTCCAAGTTTGTTCAAGTATTCAAGAACTTATAGTGGACATTATTAAATACTATAAAGAAACGACTAAAGAAGAGTAAATGTGTAAGAAATGTGATATAACTGAACTACAAGATTATGCTAAAAATAAAGGCGGTAAATTATTATCTACTAACTATATAAATAGTAAGACTAAAATGTTATGGGAATGTGAGGAAGGGCATCAATGGGAAGTTAGTTGGAATAGTATTAAACAGGATACTTGGTGTCCTTCCTGTAGTAGAGAGAAATCAAAATCAGATATTACTGAACTACAAGAGTATGCTAAGAATAAAGAAGGAAAGTTAATCTCTGATAATTATATAAATTCTATAACGAAAATGCTATGGAAATGTAAAGAGGGACATCAATGGGAAGCTAAATGGACAGATATTAAAAATAATAATAGCTGGTGTCCTGAATGTGCTTCATTTAAAACAGAACTTAGATGTAAGGAATTATTAGAAGCTAAGTTTGGTTTTTGCTCTGACTAAATCAAGATTTATATATAATAATAAAAGATATGAATTTGATGGTTATAATAAAGAACATAAAATAGCATTTGAATATCAGGGATATCAACATTATGTCTATCCTAATCATTGGCATAAAACTTTAGAAAGCTATGAAAAAGCCAAACAACGTGATATAGATAAAGTGATATATGCTAAGGAGAATAGTATAAAACTAATCATAATACCCTACACAGAAGAAAAGAATTTAGAACAATATATAGGAGGAATACAAGTATAATGGACCCTACAATTTCAATACCTTTCAACGCAGTCTACCAATCTGGATTACTTTACTTGCTAATTAAAGATTTTGATTTTCTCAAAGCGGTACTGGATGATCTGCAACCTGCATTGCTTGATGCTGGAGAATCGCATATTAAACTGTTAAAGATAATTAAAAATTCTTATAAACAAACTAAAAGAATTCTAACAGTGGAGTTAATTAGAAATAATATTATTATTATGAGAAAAGCTAATATATTGTCAGATGGTGATGTATTTGGAATTACTTCTATTCTCGATTCTGCCAAGACATTAACTGAATCAGATTATATATACATAAAAGAAAAATGCTATGATTTTTTAAAAAAACAAACAATGGCTATTGCTTTCTCGAAGAGTATTGACGCGTTTGAGCAATGTGATTATGATAAAGTTTATGATATTATGGGAGAGGCTTATAAAAAGAATTTTGGAAGTGAGTTTAGTATAGGAATAGATTACCTAAAAGATAGTGTTTGTGATAGATATTTAGAAGCTCCTAGAAAAGGTTTATGGCAAACAGGCTTCCCAACAATAGATCAATATATGGGTGGTGGACTTGCAGAAAAAGAAGCCCTAGCTATAATCAGTTCAACAGGTCGTGGAAAAAGTTCAATGTTAGCCAATCTTGCTGTCACTGCTGCCAAACAAAACAAGAAAACATTGTTTGTGACATTAGAGATGTCAGAATTGATTATGGCTCAAAGATTTGATAGCATAATTTCTGGATTTTGTGCTAAAGATTTGTCATCTATCCCAGAAGCTAAGATAGCTCTTCAAAGAAAATTAGATACTACATTTAATGGTAATATAAGTAAATTACTAACAGTGAAGGGTTTTGATAGAGGAACTTTATCATTAGGAGCCTTTGACAATTATTTAGAGAGATTTTCAAATGACTTTGGAGCCCCTTCTTGTATAATAGCTGATTGGGTAGGTTGCTTTAAAATGGCAACCACATTTGATAAAAGATATGAAGCCATTGCTGAAATATCAGATGGTTTAATAAATTTAAGTAGAAAATATAACTGTACTATGCTCACAGCTTTTCAATCTAATAGATCAGCAGTGGGACAAAGTAATTTTAACTATGATAGTGTCTCTGAAAGTTTTTCAGCATTGTTCGGACTTGACGCAATTTGGGCATTGGGGTCTTCGGAAAAGGAATTAGATGCTGGTAAAAGAACTATAACCATTAGAAAGAATAGATTTGGTCCTGATTCAGTATCTGTTAACCTAATGGGCAATAAGCCTACTGAACCTCTTACCTTTAAGTTTATAGAAGCACCCAAGGAAGATGAGGAAGAAGAGTTGCTAAGACAGGAAGAAGAGAACAAAAAACCAGCATATCACAAAAAATACTAACCACTAAACCCTATTTGTTAGGGTTTATTACTTTATAGGAGAAAATAAATGAAAGATAAAGATGTAATTTATGAGCAAGCAAAAAAGATTGCTAAACTTGAAGCTGATTTTCATGCTATAACTATTGCCTATAATAAAGAGCAGCAGATGACTAAAGCTCTTGTAAAACGACTTGAAGTATATCATCCAGGTGCCTCTGAACTTAAAAGAGAATACAATAGAGGTAGGCAAGATGGGTGGAATGCTGCCAAAGAAACTAAGAAGAGTAAGTAAAATGAAAGCCTATTGTATTTTATTTATTCCTACATGTGAGTATATTTATGGAAAAACAAATAATAAACTAAATAAAGTTAAAATACTATCCAAAATAGATGTAGCTAATTATACTTTCTTTAATTTTTATTTAGAATCTTGTGCCCCAATATCTGCTGTCAAATTATTTTTTTCCGACAAAAATTGGTTAGAGGAACATTTACCTACAAGTGGTTTATATGATGATATAGCCTTGGATTTATTTCCTGCAACATGTTTAACTCAGATAACAGAAGATGAGAAACCAATACTTAACGAATTTGAAATAGTTGAGGTAGATGTAGATGTATAAAATTCTTCATATACCAACTGGAAACTTTGTTATATATTTTTCTAGCCTCTATAGAGATTTAACTATCTCTGAAATAATTGAAAGAATTGGAGTATCTTCCGGATTCTGTTTTTTTATTTCTGAAAGCTATTTAGGAGGAAGAGAGCAAGAATTTTCTCATGAAATAGAAACAGATTTTACTACAGCTGTTAAAATAATTAACTCTTCTAAATTTTTAAGAGAAATAGCAGCAGATATAAATGATATTATAGATAGTGGAGATACTTTAGATACATTAATAAATACACATGGAAAAAATAAAATTATACCAGATGTTTCAGAATTTGAAATAATTGAAGTAGATTAAAAAAATACCTTGGAGAAATGCTAATGAAACTATATAGTATATTACACATACCTACTGGAGATTATATATATTTCTGTTATATAGGTCATCTTTCTGTAACTCCTGGAATGGCTATTACAAAAGAGATTATGGATGACCTTCCATGTTTTAATTTTTATTTGTCTAGTGCCTATGAAACAACAAGTTCTGGATTTATTCAAATAATAAGTGATAATAAAAAATGGCTACAAGATATTACAAAATCTACAAAACTATGTGACCATATAGCTTTGGATTTATTTCCTGAAAAATGTTTAGATGATATAGCAGAAGACACAAAACCAACACCTAAAGAATTTGAAGTAGTTGAGATATAGCTTATGACACAGACTAAACACAACTATAAAATTCTTCATATCCCAACTGGTAATTTTATATTAGTTGTTCTAGGGGTATCAAGTAGAAGAAAAATGTCAGATAGACTCTTAACTGAGTGGTTAAAAACAACACAAGCAACTACTAGCATGAGTGGTGTGTTGCTTTATGGCTTTTATCTTGGAACAGAATATTTACCATTCGATAATGACTCTCCTACTCTAGAACTAGTATCACACAAAAAAGAAATACTGGAAAAAATATTAAATACTAAATCTTTTAGGGAGTGTATTATAATGGATATCTATAACGTCTCTATGCCTGAGTCAACTACTCAAGCATTCAATGCTATAGAATTTGAAATAGTGGAGGCTTAGATTATGAAACAAATACTATATATACCAAGTGGAAGCTATTTTCTATGGTATGATGTTATTCCAGGTAGTTGTGTAATTCCAACATTATCAGCAGAAGAAGTCTTGAATAATGATTCAGAATTTTTTAAAGCTAAAAATGTTACTGATGTAGAAACTTTATTAAACAGTATTGTAGAAAACCCACATCAATATAATCTTACACTATATAAAAGAGCAGGAATTGACTTTAAGGAAACATTAGATATTTCTGAATTTGAAATAATAGAGGATGGAAAATAATATGAAACAAATATTATATATACCAAGTGGAAAATATTTTCTATGGTTTGATACAACAAAGAACTATGATTATCCAATTTTATCAGCTGAGGAATGTTTAATTAAAGAAGCAGATTGGTGTAGAGCAAATGGTATCATTGATATACAAGTAATGTTAGATAAAATTGTAGAGACTCCTAATTACTTTAATCCTAAGTTATATACAGTAGCTGATATAGATATAGATACAGAAAAAAGTGGAGAACTTTTATACTCTGAATTTGAAATAGTGGAGGATGGAAAATAATATGAAATACGAAATAATGTCAATCTCTTATACAGAATTAGAAAATAATTGTCCTGCTATTTGTATCTGTTCTGATTTTATTATTCCTATTACTACTAAAGGATTAGTAAAAAGTTTTATAGGCTTTTGTGATAAAGATTTACGTTTTAATTTAAATGGATTGTCTAATAGTATTTTAAAATTTAAATCAGTAACTGAAGATGAAGAGATTTTAGAAATATATTATAAAAATATATTCATAGGATATGTTGCTATATTAGATATATATAACATATTTATACAGTGTTATAATCAACTTTTGAATGTAGACTAAATATGTATAGATTTTTACTTATAACAGAAGGAAGATTTATATATAATCAAAAACCTCGTTATTTAGAAGCAACTACAGAAGAGCTATTATGGAACTTACTTTTTTCCTTTGAGACATATACCATGAATCTTAGAGATTCAGAAGGAAACAACATAGACATACTACAAAATTTAGAGCTAATAGAAGCAGTAGAGGTTACTGATAATGTATAAAATATTATATATACCAGAAGCAGAATATATTCTAGGTATTTCTTCAAAGGAGAAAGACAGCTTAAAAATATATTTTTATAATGATATAAGCTTTATTATGCCTGGAGAAAAATGTAGTTTTATAAATTTAACACAAAATAGAAATTTATTTGAGATAGTAGAGGTTCCTGATAATGTATAAAATATTATTTATTGAAAGTGGTGATTATTTATATTATAGAATAGAAAATAATGATATTGAGTATACCTTAGTATATTCCATATATGAAATTGATAAATGTAAGAATAGGGCTTACTTTCAGCCAATTACTGATACAAAACGTAATTTAATGAAGATTTTAGAATTTCCACATACCGTTCATGCTTCTGATAATTCTATCATTAGAATAGATAAAAATAAAACTTTATTTGAAATAATCGAGGAGAACTAAATGAGCATAATTTCAAAACCAATGTTAGCATCTACACAAAATCCAGATGATTTATCTAACATAACATATCCAGTTTATTGTAGTAAAAAATTAGACGGGATTAGGGCTATTTTTTTGGATGGTAATATAAAATCACGGAAATTGAAAAAGATACCTAACAAATACATTAGCAATGAGTTAGATAAAATATTCAATAACTGTTCTAAAAATGGCCGAAAATTTTTGGGTGAATTTGACGGCGAAATTATAGCAAGTAAAACAATGAACTTTCAAGAAACTACACATAATGTAATGTCGTTTGATGGCGAGCCCGATTTTGTATTTTATGTATTCGATATTGTTGAGAATTCTCTTACAACTTCATATGAAAATCGCATGGAATTACTAAAACAAATAGAGTTTAATGACCCAAGAATAGTTAAACTAATACCTACCAAAATAAACAACGAGAAAGAGCTATTAGAATTTGAAGAGCAATGTCTAACAACTGGATTTGAAGGGGTAATTGGTCGCTCTGGAAATGGTCCTTATAAGTGTGGCAGAAGCACACCTAACCAAGGATACTTATGGAAAATGAAGCGTTTTAGTGATAGTGAAGCAGTAATTACATCTCTTGAAGAGTTAACAGAAAACACAGCAGTAAGTAATGTTAATGCCCTAGGATTGAAAGAGAAAACACATAGAAAAAATGATATGGTAGGAAAAAATACTTTAGGTACTATTATTGCTATTGATGTTTTTTCCGATAATGAAGTAAGAGTAGGAAGCGGTCTGAACGATGTTATGAGGAACGAAATTTGGAGTAATCAAGCAAACTATATTGGAAAAACTATTAAATATAAATACTTTAAAATTGGCATGAAAGAAGACGGAAAAGGTCGTCATCCAGTGTTCATAGGTTTTAGAGATACTGAAATAGATTAATAATTATACTAATATAGAGGAATAATAAAATGAATTTGAAATCACTTCTTGGAATTGGAAATACATCTTCTGCTAATAAAGCAGCATATCCTACAAAAGCTAGCTATAATTATCAGTACAGTTTTGTAGGAGCCTCACCTGTATGTGATGGGGGTGAGCCTGTACCAGCAAACTGCTTACCTGTAGAAATAAATAAGCCCTATATCCGAGATTTGCTTAGGTATATGTCTGACGACGATTGCTCAGAACTTTTAAGGGCTATTGTTGATTCCATAAGTAAAGAAGGTAATGACTACAAAATTTCTAAAAGTATTGAAACTTCTATAATAGAATTTATAATTTCAAAAGGGTAGTAAATGTGTAAAAAAGTTATTATAGAAGAACTTCAAACTTATGCTATTAATAAGCATGGTAAATGTTTGGATACTACTTACATAAATAGTTATACTAAAATGTCATGGGAATGTGAGAAGGGTCATCAATGGAAAGCAAGATGGGGTAATATTAAAGGTTCCCAGCAATGGTGTCCTCATTGTAATAGAGAAGCATCTAAAGTAACTATAATTGAACTGCAAGAGTTTGCTAAAAATAAAGAAGGAAAGTTAATCTCTGATAAATATACTAGTAATAAAACTAAAATGCTATGGGAATGTAAAGAAGGGCATCAATGGGAAGCTAGTTGGAATAGTGTATCTTCAGGAAATTGGTGTTGGTATTGTTTTGGGAAAATAAAGTATTCTATACAAGAACTTAAAAAATATGCTATTGATAGAAATGGTAAACTAATATCTACTGAGTATATAAATAACAATACTAAAATGCTGTGGGAATGTAAGGAAGGGCATCAATGGGAAGCTATTTGGAAAGACATAAAAAGCAAAGGATGTTGGTGTCCTGAATGCGTCTCATTTAAAACTGAAAAAATATGTAAGGAGTTATTAGAACAAAAATTAGGTATTAAATTTATAAAGACTAATTTTATATATACTAATAGTAGGTATCAATGGGATGGTTATAATAAAGAAAATAAGATAGCATTTGAATATCATGGTTATCAACATTACATATTTCCTAACTTCTTTCAAAAAACCAAAGAGGCTCACGAAAAAGCTAAGCAAAGAGATATAGATAAAGTGATATACGCTAAGGAAAATAATATAAAACTAATTATAATACCCTATACTGAAGAAAAGAATTTAGAGAATTACATAATTAACCAAATTAAGCTACTTAATATAAGGACTTAAATGACAGCAACTATAAATGTAGTTATTTTGTGTAATAGTCAACCTGAATTAAAAGAAACAAAACAAATACAATTATTAAATCAGTTTATACCAAGACCTCCTAGTTGTGATATAAACGTAATAACTATTTGTACATCTGATTTTACTAGTGATATAACAGAACAAATTGCTGCTGTTGATGCTGATTTAATTGTGAATTATGGGTTAGAGCTTGGTTTATTCTTTAATGAGCTAGAAACTACCTACATAATAAATAATAAACAAATAGCGATTATTACAGACAATCACAGCATCAACTCGCTGTTTTATACTGACAAATTCATGTATAGTAATCTATTTGATATAATAAAGAAAAAAATAGAAGATATAGACTTAGTAAAAAGTAGGCCTAGTAAATTATTTGTAGCAAAAACTGAGGCTGATTTAATCTATTTAAGAGATAGGTGTTTTAAGGAACCGTTTGGAGCTGATACAGAAACAAGCTTCCTAAATGCCTTTATAAAATCTCCGGCTCCTAAATTACTATGTTATTCTCTAGCATGGCTATCTGATGAAGAAGAGGCATGGTGTATCCCTACTTCTGATGCTCTTATAGCATCTGGAAATTGTACATTTACTAAGGAAACTGTATTAAAATATACAGAACAGATATTCTTTGAATCTGAACAGGCCCAGTTCTGGCATAATTTTGCTTATGATGGTCTTGTATTACATGAGTTATTTAATGGTAGAAAACCTAAAAATTTCATGGCTGATACTATGGTGCTTCTTACTTTATATCACCATGCTAATAAATCAGCAGCCCTAAAAGAAAATACACATTTAATTGGATTACCTGCCTATAAAGACCCAATTAAAGATTGGATTAAGGAACAGGCTACAATTTTTTCAAAAAAGAAAAAAGAAACTAAGGGTAAAGCAGCAAAAGAGGCTCTTGGAGATAGAACCTATGGTTTTGAAGACGTTCCGCTAGACATCCTGGCTCCATATGCCTCCATGGATGCGTTAGCAGTTGTAAGGCTTGTAAATTTTCTTAAAAAGAATATGGATAGAACTTTATGGAGTTTCTACTATAAGATTCCACATAAAGTTATTATAACGTCTAATGAATTGGCTTGTGAGGGATATACTATCTCTAGAGATAGATTTTTACAAGCTAAATTAGAGTATGAAAAACAAATTAAAGCTACTTATGCTGATAGTATAACACTTATTGATTCATACATAGATGATAAGGATACTTTTAACATAGCTTCCGGTAAACAATTAGGTAATATATTATTTAATAAAGATAAGTTAAATCTTCCAGTATTTAATAAAACAAAGAAAAAATCTCCATCAACTAATCAAAAAGCTCTTGATGATTTGATTCTGTTTCATCCATTTATTTTTAAGCTGTCCAAACTTAAAAAGCTACTTAAATTATACTCTACTTATTCTTATAGAGGGTATAGTGGTGTGTTGAATGAGGGTTCAAGAAGCTACAAACGTATAGGACATTGGACAATCAATGCCCAATATAGTCAAACTAATAGAACAGCAAGATTAGGCTCTACAAATTTTTCTGGGCATAATGGAGAAAAACATAAGGGAGGACCTATACTAACTCTTCCATCACACGGTTCTATGGTTAAACAATATTTTTGTCCAAATAATGTAGCAGAGCAGGAAAATATACTTTATGACAAAATTGTGGCAAAATTGTCAGATGCTGATAAATTAAAAATTAGCCAGGCTTTAACTTTTGATATCTCATTAACTATTAAACCATCTAAAAGTAAGAAAAAAACTAAAGAAGTTGGTGTGAATGAAGACAGTGATGAAGATGATTCAGACAGTTAATAAACAAAGTAATAAGTATTCAAATATACAGTATAATTTTATAGCTAATTCTTTTATTCCTGAAAGTGGATATTTAAATCATTTATTATTAAAATATAGTGCCTCTATTACAGCATCTTTATTGATAAAAGAAAAATTATTAAATGATTATAGATATGCTTCTGTTATGTTAGTATATAAGCAAGTAAAAAGTAAAGCCTCAAGAAAAAAAGCACCTGAGAATATGCTGTTTAGAGAAAATCTTAATAATGATATATTAGATTACTTAAAAGTGGCAGAAACTACACCCTTTACAGAGACTAAAATACTATTATTAAATGATACAGTATTAGATAAATCAGTAGGGGATAGTGGCTTACAGTGTTTATTTGTTTTTGAAAAGCATGATGGTTCTCATGAATTTGTATTAAGCCCTGGTGCTGGTATTAGGGCACTAACTAATATGATTGGTATGGGAATTTTTGAATGTGAAAACGTAGATGAAGTATTAGACAGTCTTATTATGGAGTTATCTGATTTATGTCTTACTCACATAATACCTCCTTCTGGTATTACTTTAACTTCCAAATTAACAGAAGACATTAAAAGATATTTAGAATTTTATTTATATGGAAAATAAAGCATTAATAACAAACTAACTTCAAAGGAGATAATACAATGAAATATCAAATTGGTGCCATTATTAAGGACCCAGACAATTATACTACATGGGAAGTAATTAAAGCCGAAATGAGACCAGACAAGGAACTTTACACAGTAAAACACATAATTAATGGTGTAATATCTAGTATGGGAGTTGAGTTTGATGGAACTGATAGGTGGATAGAATATTATATTAAGATGTAAGAGAAAAGTAATGGCAAAAGAACCTAATTGGTCAAAAGAAGACAATTTATTATTAAAAGAACATTATGAATTAGATACAGAAGAGAATCTTCAAAGGTTATTTCCTACAAGAACCTGGGTAGGAATTAAAGAACATGCGAAAAGCAAATTTAAAATAAAAAGATTAGTATCCAATAGAGTAAGAGTTGGAAATACTGCTACTTTATTGGAAGAAACATTGGAGGCTTATTATTGGATGGGCTTCTTATTAGCTGATGGCACATTTGATAAGAATGGAAGGCTATCTTTAACTTTATCCGAAAAAGATAAAGACCAAGCATATAAATTTGCCTCCTTTATAGAAATGAAAAAAGAAAATGTAAGAGCATATACAAGAAAAACTAATTATAGCAGTTCTTCTACCCATTATCAAGTATCAAGTATGGTAGGATATTATGGTCAACAAATAAGAGAGAAATTTGATTTAAAGTTGAATAAAACGGAAAATCCTCCAGACCTAAGTAAGATACTTAACAATACAACCAAAGATAATTTTTTAGCTTTAATAATTGGCTTTATTGATGGAGATGGGTCAATAATTTATTCCAATAAAAAAGTAAATACAAATATAAAAATAGAAATACACTCCTCATGGTTACTGAATTTATCCCTAATAGAAAAAGTTATTTATTCCTATTTTTTAGAAGTTGGACCTAACTCTTCAAAAATAAATAGAAATGGATATGCTTCACTGTATATATCAAGAACTTCCATAGTTAAAAAATTAAAAGAATTCAGTAAAAATCTACCGAGGTTAGAAAGAAAATGGCAGAAGATAACCTAATTCAAAAGTTAAATAAATTATCATTTAATAGTTTAGATAAGTTAGGAATTGATTGGAGAAGTGTAGTTAGCTCTAATCCAGATTTACAAGCTGATTATACTTCTTTATTAACTCTTAAAAAAGACTGGATTATAATTAACATCGACTATAGTCAACTTGAGGCATATATGCTAGCCTCGTTATCTGGTGATGATAAGCTTATTAAGGCTGTTAATTCTGGACTTGACCTACATAAAGTTAACACTGAAAACTTATATCACCTTAATTATTCTGAAATAGAAACAAATCTTAATAATGCCAAAACACCAGAAGAAACTAGAGTAGCACAAGCTATTATGGAAGATTTTAAAGCTAAACGAAAAGCAACAAAATCCTTTACGTTTAGTATTAGTTATGGAGCTGGTAAAGAAAAAATAAGTATGGATTTAAGAATTCCAGCGCAAGATGCTGATAAACTTCTTAAAAATTTCTATGCCACATATCCAAAAATTAGAGCTTGGCAAGGAAGAACTTTGTTAAAAGCAGTAAAGGAAGGATATTTAGAAACACCTTTTGGAAGAAGAAGAGCCACTCCAAAAATTTATGGAAGACATGAAGCATACAAGGCATTTATTGAAGAAGACTATAAAACTATACAAAAGTTAAAAACTGATAAAGAATATTGGTCATTAAGAGAAGAATTTAAGCAAATTTTGAATACTAACATTCAAAGTAGTGCTACTGACATGTGTAGTTTGGCTGCTTGTAAATTTAAAAACTGGTTAAAGACTTCTGATAAACGGGCTGAGTTATACTTCTGGGTACACGATAGTATTGTATTGGCTTGCCATGTTGATGATTCTGTGGAAGTAATAGAAAAATTACGAGATTTTATGGAAAATCAAGTAAAATATCCTAATGACCCAGTTAATTATAGAACATCATTAGAGGTTGGTTATAATTATGAGTGGGTAACTGAAATTAAACGTGATGATTGGATTAAGACATCAGATAAGAAAGCTTTATTACTTGCTAAATTAGACGAAAGTTTAGATGAGGATTTAAATAAATCTTTCAAAATGATAATTAAAAGTACTCAAAGCGATATGACAAACTTTGAAGCCTATATTAAAACAGTTAAAATGTCTAAGGAAGATTATTTTAATAGCCTTGTTGAGAAGTTAGGTATTGAAGGTATAACAAGTCCAGAAGAGTATATGATTGCGCTTAATAACTGTTCCCCTGAGGAATATGAACAAAGTATGGGATTTGATATAGAAGGAGAAACAGGAGATGAAGAAGTCTAATCCTAAACAATATAAGATATTACATATAGTATCTGGTAATTATTGTATATTAGCACCTCTTGATAGAACTGTTAATTACTTTGTATTAGATTTTGAAGGTACTCATAGACCCTGGATTGACATACAAAAATCAACAGACAAAAAACTTTGGGAATGGTTTTGGAATAATCCTGGAAGTTTGGAATTAGCCTCTTACCTATGTGGTGAATATGAATATGAGACTCGTAGTTCACATTTTATAACTGAACACATGACCAAAGATGAATTTGAATTGGTAGCTATATAATGTTTGAGGAATATGAGTCTGTTATTAAGCAATCAATAACTAATGAAAAAGCAGATAAGTTTTTGTCAAAGAATTACTACAAGATTTTTCATTTATTAAGTAGTGAGATTCTTTATAAAG